AACGTAAACCCGTATGCCGTCCCTGATTCTGGCGGGCTGTTGAATACATATGTAGCAGCGCTGGAAGGCGCATGTGAGAACACGTTGCCGGAGGTAAGGTCAAGAGTTGTGCCCGACAGCGTTCCTACGCCTTCAGTGTCAAAGCTAGATTCTTTTCTAAAGCCTCGATAGCTGGCAACACCAGTCGCAACAGCAAGCCGATCCTCGTCGGTGATTACATAAATCTGGCCCAGCAGCAAACCATTGGCTGCGGCCAGTGTGTTCAGGTCAGCGCGTGAACCTCGTTTGTGTTGGACGTCTGGCATTTAGAATGTTCCGCAGTCTACCGTACCAACGGCCAGTGTGACAAAGGCGTTGCTAGCATCCTTGGTCATAACCATTGATGTGTTCATTTGCAGGACTCCGTCAGTGCCGTCAGTGCCAAAGATATAGCCCGATGTGCCCCCGTCAACGACCGAAACCTTTTCATCTGAGGAACCAGGAGGGATATTCAACGCCGTCTTGAACGAGTTAAACGTGATCCGCTTTTCTTTAACGCCAGTGGCATTTGCATCGTGCATGATGAGAAGATCAGCAGCACCATCAATCGCGCTCAGTGCGCCAAGGGAATCAATGGCGGGAACGATTGGAACCATTGTGGTTCCGTCTGTAGGAAAGTGCGCTGTCTGTCGGTCTGTAGTAACATACAACTGTCCAGCTAGAAGGGAAGAAGATGGTAGGTTTGCATAGAGGCCGCGTTTCTGCTGGACTGAAGGCATGATGGGTATTCCTTTATGTTTTAATTGAAAGTGCCAAGATCAACAACACTATTTACAAATAGGCCACCGTCTGAACCAGTTGTTAAAGAGTTATTAGCTTGTGAAGAGATATTACCCGAAGAGCCACTTGGTCCTGCAATACCCCTTGGTCCTTGTGTAGCACCAAAAACAATAGAAGCGGGTGGGCTAGAAGTAATCACAACAACAAGAGGATCACAACTACTCATTACGTGTAACCTCTTGACTAAATATGACAGACCCCTCTAGCCACCTTTCGGCACTACTAGCACTAAAGTATGCCTCTAGGTCATAAACACCACCAGTTTTAATAAGGGATGTTTCTGTTGCGCTTAGGGACATTGTGATAACACCAGTAGCATCAACCTTGGTAATCTTGCCATTGTCTGTTGTAAGTTCTGCAATAACACTAGGGTTGTTCTTACTGGCCCTAATCTGCATACGGAAACCTATACTAGTAAGGTCAACGGGGGAACCACCCTCCGTCTGTAGGAAAGTAACCTGTTGCTCAAAGTTAGAGCCTTGGTACAGGGTTAGGTTATAAGAGGCTGGCGTAACTGTCATATCTATATTTCCTGATTTTACGAACTGCCCTTAGAACTTGCGTACACAATAGCTATTTGTGGTCTCTGTACACCATTAAGCATTAACTCAGTCATACTCCATACAAGAGCATCTAGGCGGTCAGGGGAACCGATAGAACCCAAAGGCTCCCAAGTTGTCATCTGTGTTTCTAACTCACCAAGTGTGGCTTCAGAGTCAAGAGTATCTTTGACGTGATGGATCAAACCACGTTCGTACATGGCCGAGATAGGCTCTGCCCTAGCGTACTTACCACGAGAGGCCCTAACGGCCTTGTACGGGATCGTATCATCAATACCGTGGATGGTGGTCTTAACCATGTCACCACCCTGATTTACTTCCGCGATGATCCTATCAGCATCAAACTTATGGTAAAGCTCGATAGCCTTAGAAGCCCATTGTTGAGGAGAACCTTTAAGTGTATAATCACCTAAGACATAACCATGACCATTTACATCTACACCAGACACAACAATACCAGTCAGATCAGACTCTTTGTTTGCAGTCACGGCAGGGTCAATAGCCACAACAATACGGTTTAGGTTGGGGGCTTCACTACGAGTGACCTTACAGTCCTCAATAGTGTCCACTGTCCAAAGTGCGCCTTCAGCTTCCTCAAGTATCTCTGCGTAGAGTTCTTGTCGGCCAAGGCGTGTACCTTCATACTGATCTTTAACAGCCTGTAGGTAGGTATCTGCTAGGTTAGCAGCATTATCGAATGTAGACCCTGTAGTAATAACAGTCTTAGGGTCTTTAATTATCTTCCTGATTAGCTTAGTAGGCTTTGGGGTTGTTGTGACTAGGATACGAGGGTGACTACCCAAACGCATACAAAACTGTAGCATAGCCCAAGTGTCTATGTCTTTGTTCCATGCAGCTGTTTCATCACAATTATGTGTTAGGACACCATTAACAAAGTACTCATGCGTATTTTCTACCTGTAGATTGTAAACGGTTTTGACCCCCGTGGGTAGCCAAGTTGACACAACGCTGACTGCATAAGGTTCCTGCGATACTTCTAAAGCTTGTTCCACAGTTGACGCAGAGCTTTGGGGTCTTGCGCCTCTCATCTGCTCTTCTGTTTGTGCAAGTTTTACACGAAACTCCGAACCTAGATTTTGTTTTCCTAAGTACTTTTTCCCCGCAGTGGTCACAACAGAACTCTCTTGTACCAAGGGGTTTACTTGGTTTAGGTATGCCCCGTTCTCCATAGTGGAGTTTAAGGTGATCTGATCTTGTGAGTGGTTGTAAGTTGCTTGGTTCGTTGTTGAGCTTGTTTCCGTCGATGTGGTGTATGTCAAGACCGGATATGTCACCGAAGTTCTTTCCTGCAACATATCTGTGTAGGGTGCCGATTCCAGTAGAGGCGTAGTACCCTTGTGTGTTGACTTTCCAGTCGAACCCATCGTAATACAAAAGTCAGACTCCTTGAGTTCACCTAGAGGCACAAAACCATTCTGTGTAAAGACGGGGTGATCGTAAGTACCTTCTAGAGTAGTTCCATCGGATAAAGTAACACAACCAACGGGCATTAACCTTTGCATAGTTTTTTCTACTATGTTTGGGCCATCTGAAGTTAAGACATAATCTTTAGCACTAACCTCAGAAACGTCTTTAACAGTGAGGTCTGACATAGTGACCATATGGCCCTTAGTGAAACACCATGCTGCCTCAAATTGCGGCCCACGTAGTCTTTCGGGTTCCTCAGCACTGAAGAACTCGACCTTAGCCCCATTAGACCAAGACAAAGTACGCTTAGTGGGGGACCACTCTGGAAAGCCCATATGCTTACCATTGTAGGTCTTATCACCCTTCCAGCAGATTCTTAGTAGACCCGACTCACCTTTGACCATAACACGTTCAATATCGGAGTTAGTAGAGGCCACAGCAGCAATACGCTTCTTACCCGCCTTAACCTGCTCTCTTACCCACTCAACACCAGCCCTAGTCTTACCAAAGCCACGCCCTGCATTTATAAACCAAGTATTCCAGTCCTTACCAGCAGGCTCTAGTTGGTTGTCCCTAGCCCAGAAGTTCCAGTCATACTTTAGTTCTTCTAACCGGACTGGACCCAGAGCAGTGATAGCCTCTTTGACCTTAGCTGGACTTAGTTCCCTCAACATAGCAGAGGTGAAAGCTCTTTCTCTTATCTGGATATGTGTCATTCTAGGAGGTACTTACTTCTTGTTAGGTGGTCACAACAATCTGGTGGGTGTAGTTGATAGATGCGAACCAACACACTTTACGAACTGGTTTACAGCCAGCCGCGCCTCACCACCTGCGCCGCACCCCCATATAGTGTCTATGTGTACCATTACTTGCCCACTACGTCACTGGCATTGGGTTTTTGTTTTGCTACGCTTTCGGATACCCTATCCGACTATGACCACTTGCACACACAAACTAGCTATTTGGCGAAGGTACTAGGAATCGAACCTAGCTCTAGGGTTTTGGAGACCCTCGTGTTACCGATACACCATACCAACGTAGTTAATCTTTATTGGTTTCTTCCGCCTTGATGCCCAACAGTGCCATGAACTCATCAGCAGCACTTAGGTCAGTCTCAGGGTCCATGTCCTGCTCGACTTCGACATTGGTGTTAGAGGGGGACCAACCTGCCTTAGACCGAAGGAAAAGCTCTGCTGCCCACTGGGTAGACTTGTCTTCCATAGGTCCAACCATAGCATGGTCAATTACCCTCTTGCCTACTGCACCACTTAGCCTAGCCCGCTCAGCCTCCATAGCCACACCATACGTCTTGTACATGGTAGCCATAGCACTAGGGGCATTAGGTAGCCGCTGGATAGAAGCT